CCACGCCGGCCGTGCTGCAGGTCGCCGCGCGCGGGCGCACGGTTTCCGAGGCGTTCACGTTGGTATCGACCCAGAGGCTTTCGCCGGTCGCATCTGCGGTGATCGTGAAGTCGACGCCGTCGGTGTAGGTGTCCTTCACGTACTGGATCGACTCGATGTAACCCGAGAGATACGGGGAATAGCCGGTTCCGACCTGCGAGCCGTTCGATGCGACCGTCACGGTGAATTTGCGCGTCTTCATGTCGATCACCCGTCCACGATGATGTGAAGCGTGCCGGAGGTGGCATTTCCGCCATCCGCCACGACGATGTTGATCTGCTCATCGAGCGCGATCCGGTCGTTGACCGCGGTGCCCGCTGCCACGTAGAGCGCCGCAGCGCCGGCCGTCGAATGCGTCGGCGCCCGGGGATACTTCGACGCCGAGGCGTTGACGCTGGTCTCGGCCCAGAGCGTCTGCCCGGTCTCCTTGCCCGTCACGGTGAAGTCGACGCCGTCGGCGAAATCGTCCTTCACATAGCGAAACGAGATCAGGTGCCCGCGGATGCGGGCGGTGTCGATGTCGGCGTCTCCGCTCGGATCGACGGTGATGGGGATGGTGAACCTGCGAATGGTCATGGGTTTCTCCCGCTGACTAGCCAGCACAAAGCGAAAAGGGCGGGCCACGACGGCCCGCCCTCGTGTTTTCAGATCACCAGCTGGTGCCGTCGATCCAGCCAACGACGCCGCTGCGGCGCATCTTCCAGCTGACATCCATGATCATGCGGACGCCCATGGTGTCGGTCTGGAAGAACGACCGCACCGGATCAGCCGTGGTCGGGCCGGTTCCCGAGACGATCTCCAGGGGTGTGGTGTCCTCCATGTGGATCGTCGCGGTGTTGCTGACCTCGAACTGCGGCGCATCGCCGGTCGCGGTGACGAAGTCCGAGTTGCGCACGAGGATCAGCCGGTTGGCCGTCGCATGCGTGGACTTCAGCACCCGGAACTCGGACATGAACCGGTCAGCCCAGCCGAAGGTGCCGTCCGGACCAGCCATCATCGCAAGCTTGCGGGCCTGCGCTGGATGCATGATCAGGGTCAGGTTGTCCGACGCATTGGCGGTGTCGAACGGCGCGACGAGTGCCGCGATATCCTCGATCACCGCCTGGTAGTCGCCGCCCCCGTAGCCGCTCGCCGTCGCCGAAACGCCGTTGAGAAGACCCGCCGGGCGGATGGTATCGCCCGCCGTCGCATCGAGCATGGTCGAGTCGAGGATCGCAGCGGTGTCGTCGAGGATCGCCGCACGCACGATGCCCTCGAGCGCCGGAGTGCTGCGCTTCGCCAGTTCCCGCGTGAACGGGATGATGACGCCCATTTTACGCGCGGTCATCGTGGTGGACGCCGTGGTGATGCGGCCGACCCGGATCGGGGTTCCCTCGGCAAAGAAGCTGCCGTTGGCGCCGCCGGCCGTCAGGCTCGGGATGTAAGCGGTCCCGGCCGAATCGAACGACTGCGAAAGTCCGGCGGCGCGGAGATCCGGATAGATGGACTTGCCGCGCAGCGCGTCCACGAAGGCCGCATAGGTGGTCTGGATCAGTTCCGCTGCCCATCCGGCGGCGCCAGTGGTGCCGACGGTCTGATCCGTCTTGGCGATGATCGCGGTTGCCTCGTGGCCCGGATACCGCTCGTCGAGAACGGTGTCGATCGACTTGCCGGTGATCAGCGCCACGGCATTCGTCAGCGCGCCGCGAACCACCAGATCCACCGCGCCGACTTCGCGCTGGTGAAACCCGAGCGGCTGGCGGGCGATTGCCGGGGCCGCAACCGGGGAGGTTGTCCCGCCGAGCTTCGCCTCGGAGGCCTTCATGGCAGCCAGGGCGCGCTCCTGCCCGTCGATGCGGACGTTCAGTTCCTCGATCGCGTCGAGGTCCAGCGCGTCCGCGCCGTTGAGCTCGGCCAGCTTGTCGCGCGATGCGACGAGTTCGTTCTGCGCATCCTCGATGCGCTGGGAGAGAGTTTTCATCGTCTTGTTCCTGATGATGGGAGGGGTCGCGGCGTGCTCGCCGGTAGAGCCGCGACGCACCAGTTCCCGGCCCGGTTCGGCATGCTCGCCGAAGGCCAGGTCCAGTGTGTCATCGGAAATATGCAGCGACTTCGCGATCGCGAGAGCCGCGGGATTGGCGGGAACCGAAACGAGGCTCGTCTCCAGAAGTTCCTGCTTGAGATAGCGCCGGCCGGCATAGGGCCGTTCCTTGTCGATCGCTTCGTCCTCGATCGGCTTGAACCCGACCGAAACCGCCTTGAGAATGCCCTGCTCGACCAGGCGGCGCAGTTCGTCGATCCGCGGCGAGGTGCCTTCCTTGGCGAACTCCAACCGACCCTTCAGCTTCCCGGCCTCAACCCGGACGTCTGCCCATTTACCTATCGGGAACCCGGACGAATGCCCGAACAAGGCAATGGGGTTCTTGCGGAACCATTTCAGGTCCCAGCCGGCGGCCACGATCACGTCGCCCATGCGATCCACGGTTTCGTCGGACAGCACGAAGTCGAGGCCGTCCACCTCAGTGGTGGCGGCCTTGCGCACGATGCTCATTCGATTTGTCTCCTAGGCTATCATCGCCAGCGCGTCGAATTCCGGCGCGGCTTCCCACGTCCCGGCGACGCTCATCGCCATGGCCAACGCCACCATGCCGTCAATCCGGCCGTGGCTCTTCATCTTGCTCAGCTTCCGATTGCCTGCGGGGTCCGCCTGGACCGTCGCATTCGCCGCGCACATCGTCAGCACCGGGTGATTGCCGTGGGCGAGTTTCTCGTTGAGAATGGCGCTCTCAAGATCCCGCAGCGCCGGCGACATGCTCTGGAACCCCTGGCCCATCGGCTCGAAGATCGCGTCATCGCCTTCCAGAACGCTTTCGGCAAAGCCGGCCTTCGCCAGCCACGGCTTCAGGTGTTTCCAGTTCCACCGGTCAAACGCGACCTTGCGCACGTCGTTCTCGGCGAAGAAGTCCCAGAGGAACGCCGCGACGAAAGCATAGTCCACCGTTGCGCCCGGTGTCGTCTGAAGGAACCCTTCCCGCTGCCAGACATCATAGGGCACCCGGTCCGCCATGGACCTTGCCCGCAACTCATCACCCGGCAGCCAGAACACCGGCCGCGCGTGCCAGACTTCCCCGACAGGCGCGATCGGCACGAATGCCGTCAGGTCGTTCACCTCCGAAAGGTCCAGCCCGCAGAACACCGGCAGACCGTCGAAACTCGGTACAACTTCACCACCACACGCCGCCCAGGACGACCGCGAGACGAAAGGCGACGACTGGTCGACCCGCTGGTTAAGCACGAGGTTGCGATACTGCGCCTCTCGGCTCGGCATCCGTCGCGCCGATTCCGCCATCTCCCGCACGATATCAGCATTCAGGAAGTCGCCGAATGCCGGGTTGGCCGCGGCAATCGCCTCATCGGAGAACGGGTCAGATTCCAGCGGCGCCGTGTAGAGCGACACCACCGTTTGCGGGTCCGCGTTGGTCAGAGCGTCGTCAATCAGGATCGACAGCAAGTCACCGTCTGTCGGCGCTTGCGTCGAGATCACGATCGACAGCGGATTTTCCTGCGCGCCGGTGGCCGTCTCAAGCGCGTCGTAAAGCTCGGAATGCGGGCCTTTCACCTGCCCTAACTCGTCATGCACGATCAGGACCGGCGACAATCCGTAGGCCGTCGAGGCTTCCGCCGACAGCGCCCGGTAGAGCGTGCCCAGCTCGTCGCAATAAATCTGCTTCGCCGTGTCGCGGATTCCGCAAACAGCGAGCAAGTCGGGCGACATGCGCACGATCTTGGCCGCCAGAGAGAACAGAAGCGCGGCTTGGTCCCTCGATTGCGCGGCTGACAGCAATTGGCTGTTAGGACGCATTTCCGGCCCGCACAGGTGCAAAAGCAGGATGAATGCCGCCAGCGTGGTCTTCGCGTTCTTCCGACCGAAGCTGAGAATAGCCCTGCGCGTCAACACAGGGTTGTCATAGATCCGTGTCAGTTCTTCTTTCTGCCACGAACGAAGGCGAACTTTCTTGCCAACATCCCGGCCCTCTGGAACCCGGCAGTATTCCTGTATCCATCGGATATTCCGTTCGGCCCGCGTCTCTAGCTTTCCCAAGGCTTGAAGCCTTTGGCCGCATTTCGATTCGCCGTTCCCGCAGCCGTCGCCGTGTATCGGGCCTGATTGGTGAGCCGAAGCTTTGTCGCAACCGATGCTGCCGCCCGCGTCTCGCCCTCTCGCGCCCTGAGCAGTTCCCTATACCGCTTCGCGCCCTCGGAATTCCGCAGCCACTCATCCTGAAACAGGTTGATGACACGCGTAATCTGATCGCTCGCAGCCTGGTGCCTGCAATAGTTCTTCAGCATTCCACGAGTTGCTGCTGACGCGAAGACGTTCGGATCCTCGCTCGACACAACTTCATTCCAGATAGACGCCTGGTCGTCACTCAGATCATCCGGCGCCTTCGGCCTTGTTCCAAAGCCGCCGTCGATAACCCTTGTCTCAATCTCGGCGTTTGATTTTCTTCCACGCTGACGCATTGAAACCTCTACTTCTGACGAGCCGCGGAAACCTCCGCGAACGTACCGCCGTCAGATTCCAGAATTGCGTCCCTGCCGGTCTCGGCCTGCCAGCGCTCCACGGCGACGTCGACATAGGCCGGGCTGATCTCCATGGCGAAGACGCGGCGGCCGTTGGCCTCGCCCGCCATGATCTGTGAGCCGGAGCCGCAGAACGGCTCGTAGCAGAGCCCGCCCCGCGCCACGTGCTGGCGCATCGGGATCCCGAAGGCGTCGAGCGGTTTCGGCGTCGGATGGTCGGGCCGGTCGTCCTTCGCGAAGCTGGGCAGCGCCCATGTCGACGGCAGGGTTTCCTCGGCGACCTTCGGCGGACGGTGCGGACGCACCCAGCCCATGAAGCAGGGCTCGTGTTTCCAGAGGTAGTGCGAGCGGGTGAGGACCCCGCGGTCCTTCACCCAGATGATCTGCCGGTGCACGAAGGCGCCGGCCTTCTCCCAGCAAGCCTCCAGCATCGCCTGGCGACGCGAGGCGTGCCAGCAGTACCAGGCGGCATCCTCAGCGATGGCTTCCGCCACGGCCGCGGCGATGAAGCCGTCGTAGAGATCCGCGCCCTGCGAGCTGTCGTCCCAGGTCACGCCGTAGGACTGGCTCCAGTCCTTGTTGCGGGTCGGATGGTTCGAGCCGTCGTAGTCGACGAGGTAGGGCGGATCGGTCGCGAACAGGATCGCCCGCTCGCCGTTCATCAGGCGGCGCACGTCGGTCGCGCTGGTGCTGTCACCGCAGAGGAGGCGATGGTCGCCAAGGTTCCAGAGATCCCCAATGCGCGATGCCGGGTTGCGCGGTGGTTCGGGGATGGTCACCGGCGGCACGGAGGCGCCACCTTCCGCGACGTAGGCCAGCAACTTGTCGAGTTCGCCGTCGGAGAACCCGACCAGCGACAGGTCGAAATCCTCGGCCAGCAGGTCGTTCAGTTCGTTCGTCAGCATGTCGGCATCCCACCCGGCATTCACCGCCAGTTGGTTATCCGCCAGCAAATAGGCCCGCTTCTGCGCGTCACTCCAGCCGCTCGCAACCATCACGGGAACGTCGGAAATCCCCAACTGCCGCGCCGCCAGCACCCGCCCGTGCCCGGCGATAATCATGCCGTCATCCGCGACCAGAACAGGGTTCGTCCAACCCCACTCGCGCATGGATGCCGCAATCTGCGCCACCTGCTCGTCGCTATGCGTCCGGGCATTCCTCGCATAAGGGATCAATTCCGCAAGCGGACGGCGCTCGACGTGATCCGCCGGCCACTCGACTGTTGACGGATTTGGCATTTATGCTGGATCCTTCCGGGGATTGTCACGGTTTAAGAAAGCGAAATTTGGCCGCCGGTTTCCGGCTGGAAGGCTGCAAACTTTCGACCCGCCCCCCCCCCCTACCCCCCCTTTGGGGGGGGGGGGGGGGGGGGGGGGCCGGCCCCTGCCCCCCCCGCGGG